TTATCATCTGGATCAAACATATCTTGCGATGCATAAGTATGGTTTGTTACACACATACCTACGTTATATGATCCAAACATATTCACACAGTTAGTAACCAGTGCTTTTAGTGCTTTGGCCTTACGACCCATATCACCTTTCATATCACCTGCTTCAAACTGATTTACTTCAGTTGGTGACATAAGCATACCCAATGAGTCTACAACAAACAATACTTTAGGACGATCTTCTTCATTCATTGAACGATAGTCGTCCATAAATGTACTAATAGTTTTAGCAACATCGTCAATCATTGCCATGTTTAATTTTAGCAAATGCTCGGGTTCGCAACTAACACCTAGTGCCTCTAGCCATGTTTGGTCTAGTGCGTTTTCCGAGTCAATTAGCACAACAAAGATGCCTTGCTCTTGTGCTGACTTTACAATATTGCCAGATACAATGTAAGATTTGCCTGCACCTGATTCTCCTGCAAACACACTTACTTTACCTAGCGGAATACCTTTACGGAAGTCGCCACTTAGTAGATAATTTAGTGCATAGTTACCTGTACTGATCCAGTCTTGTGGATCATTAAAGCCTGCACTCATACCTTTAATAGATTTTGTTAAACTGTTTCGAAACTTGCTAGGATCGAATGCCTTAGTAGCCATATATATCTCCTATTCTAAAAAGTGTAGGAAAGGGCCGAAGCCCTTTCAATTATTGTCCTTGACGAGCACGAATCATTGCAAGAATGTCTTGTGCACCGCTTGCTGATTCTTCTGCAGGTTCTGTTGCTGCTGCTGGAGCAGGAGTAGGTTCAGGTTGTGCTGCTGGAGCAGGTGCTGGATCTTGCCAACCAGTATCATTTACTGTTTCAGCTGCCGGTGCTGCCGGTGCTGCTGTTGGCGCAGGAGTCACTGGATCACCTGTACGTGCTGCCATGCCTGCTGGACGGAAGTAATTGCTCCAACGATCTGGATCATATACTTCGCCATCTACACTTGCTTCAAACATTTCAGTAAGAACTTTAAGTTCTACTTCACCTGGCTTTTTAGGAAGGAAATCATTTAGATTAAACAAACCGTGATTATTCACCGCTGCCATCTCTGCATCACCTAGTGGACGCTCTCTACGTGCCCAATTACTTGCGCCGTAATCTGCATAACCACCTTTTGTACCTTTTGACAAACGGAAGTCTACACCAGCAGTATAATCTGTTGGTAGTTCTTCCATATCTGGGTCCATTAGTGCTGCTTTGATTAGTTGGAAGATTTGTGGACCAATAATGAATCGACGAATCGGATTCTCTGGTTGTGAATCTTCTTTAAGTGGATCATCAGTTACAAAACCTTGGAAGATATAAGAACGCTTTTTCCAATACTTACGACCCATATCTTCTAGACTTGGATCTTTAAACCAGCCACGTACCTCTTGCAAGATTGGGCATGATTCACCATACATTTCCATACATGGAACTTGTACTTGTACTGGACGAGAACTTGTGTCTCCTTTTACTCCAGCAAATGGAAGTTTGATCATCAAACGTTCTTTCCAAAAGAAAGTGTTTGAATCATCGCCATCAGGTAAGAAACGCAACGTTGCAGTTTCGCCTTCTTTCATATTCCAAAATGGGTAAATTGCGTTATCGCCACCGCCTGTTCGTTGTCCGCCAGCGCCGGCTTCTTGTTCTTTGAGCTTTGCTCTAATTTCTGCTAATGATGCCATAGTTATGCCTCCTTATATATTGCCTATGTTCTATGTGCCTTTAGTGTGCAGCACAATTATTATACTACACAATGTTATTTATCTTGTCAACTGTTTTTTGACAATATTTTAAAATAGTTAGCCGATTATCTTAAACCGGCTAACTCTTGAATTCTTGTAAAGTCTGCCATTTTGCGAGCCTGGTATTTTTCATGTACTTGACCTAGACGTTCTATAAACTTTTGTCTATCGAAATAACTTAGAATAAATTCGCCTAATGGTGTTTTTTGGTCTTTTTCGATTGTGATCTTTTCGCCATCTGGACCGTCGATTTCGTCGCCTTTTTCCTTGCCGTTCATTTTGGCTTGACGCACTGCGTGTGCGTATGCATTGCCTTCGTCTGTTTCTTGTTCGCCTTCTACTTGCGCACTAAAGTTATCAGCAAATTGTCCTAACAATTTATCAAATGCCATATCTATTTCTGACTCTGTGTTTACGCCTCTAGTACTGCCTGTCATTTGTCCATTAGGTGCAAGTTCGCTCGTACCGCCTGCACCAATATTTACATCTGGGCCTATTTGGCGCCACATAAACATTCCGCCTTTTGCTGGTATAATTTCAAAATCTTTGCCTTGCTCTTGATACCCATTTGCTAAAGCATCATCGATTGCTCGTTGCTCTGTAGGAAAAATATCATCGCTTGTTCTTTGTTGTGGTCTAAGTTTTGGACGTGGACTAGTTGCAGGTGCTCCGCCTAACGCTTGTCCAACTGCTGCATCAATGCTTGCTTTATCTACTTCATTTACAATATCTTCAAATGCAAGTTCTTGCGGCTTGGCTGATTCACCTACTAAGTTGTAAATGTATGGAAATACATCTTTTAGTTCTTCGTTAAATTGTTTTACTGTAAGTTGATCGATCCAGCTGTCAGCAATATCTTCAGGTACTTCAGTTTTTTCAGTTGGCTCAAAACTTTCAAATGCTTTCGTATAATTTGATGGCTTTTGGAGATTTTGAATAGTTTTACGCACGGTAGCAATACGCTCATTTACTGTGTCCATATGCTCAGCTAGACTTTCTGCCATTACACTGCTACGACCCATGTAAGTTTTGAACTTGCGGAGATTTGAAAGTTCTTCACTTAGGCCTGTGATATGTTTGCCGAAGTCATCAAATGGATGCCCGCCTTCGCTAACATGGATAGCCATTGCCCTAGCGCCACTCAAGTGTTTAAATGGATATTTAAATTTCTCGCCTTCTGCGTTTTCAATAAAAAGAGAACCAATTTTTTTAGTTCTACTTTCGCCTTCTTCAATATTACCTGTGTGCTTGATGCTTAGTTTAGCATTACCAATACGTTGATAACTTGTTTTATTTGTTCCACGTAATGCTGATTCGTTCATTGTTGTTTCTCCGCGATTTGCCGCCATGTAGCCGTAATCTCTTTGTGTAAAGTTAGATTTGTTTATATCTCTTACTTCAAAATTTAGTAAACGTTTTTTGGCAAAAACTCTAACACCTTTTAAAAAATCATACCAATCGTCTCGTTCTGTAAATCCTACATTTTCAGTAAAATCTTTATTGTACATGATTGTTACACCTGACTTTTCATCAAGTGATACACTTACTTTACCTAAAACACTATCTTGACTTTTAAAATCAAATTCATAAAATCTAGCAAGTGCAGGTTCGTTAGTTACGTTGCCTTCACCGTCGCCGATTGTAACGCTTGGAAAGCGTCCACGTATTTTATTAAAAAGTTGTTCTGCTACTACGTTTAAATCTCTCATTATAAACTATTTATCAATAACTGCTACTAACAAAGATCGGCATTGGCATTTCATAATCGTCTTCATGTTCAATTTGACTGAATGTATTGTACAACTTACTAAATCATCATAGTGTCCTGGTTTGGCTTGAAAGCTACTACCTGCTGCAATATATGCTTTTAATTCACTTAGCAGTGCTTTACTACGCACTGTGAGTTTATCATTTTCTATCATTGTTTTTAATCTAGCACATGCTGTTGTTTTTGAACTATGAGTAGTGTTGAATCCTTTACGGAACTTTCTTACGTGTCCTTTACGTATAGGTTCGCTGATAAACAAGCCTGGTATGTTTTCTTCACCGAAGTCATTTATAACAAGTAATGCTGCTTCGCCAATACCGTTGTTTTCTACACTCCAATATATATTACTACTTGACTTCATTTCATCTGCAAGGTATCTACAGATGTCTGCCAACACACGTATTTGTCCAGGAATAGCAGTAGTGTTATGTTGCCATTCGCCTACTTGTTCATACGTAGGTAATTCTATAACCTGTATTGCTGCAAAGTCGCCACCTGTGCCCATACTAGGATCTAAACCTACAACATATGATTTCTTAGCATCAGGTTTTTTATACCAACGCACTTGTCCCATTCTAATAATAGGATCTATGCCTTCCATTGCTGCTAGTTTTATACTGTTTATAAGTGTTTCGTCAAATACTAAGAATTCACAACCGTATTCACGTCTAAACTTTTCTTCGCCGATACGACCAATTTCTTCTTTTTTCCATTGTTCGTCTCTATCCGGATGTTCGTGCCATTCTGCTCTAAAACTGTGAAATCCATTTATGCCTACATCGTTTTCATTACCATATTCGTCAAACTTTTGTTCCGCTTGTTTCCAAATAGTAGCAAACGTATCTTCGTCACTGTTAGGTGTACTAGTAATAATGGCACGACCACCTGTTGCTAGTGTAGGCGAAATACTAGTCCAAAACTCTTCCGCAATATTTGGCATAACAAATGCAAACTCGTCACAGTACAGTAATGAAATTGACATACCACGTCCTGTGTTTCCTGTTGTTGTTTGGCTTACAATTCTACTACCATTCTCAAACTCAATGCTACCTTTGTTGTAACTTGTAACACCTGCTCTGATATGATCTGGACAAGTTTCATACACAAAACGTATGCGAGACATAATCTCCTGTGCGCCTGTGTATTTGTGTGCAGCAATAAGAATAGTTTGATCTGGATTAAACATTGCGTACCAAGCCAAGTATATACTTGCACATGTAGTTTTGCCTGTTTGTCTAGGCATCATATTGATATTAAATCGATAGCTATGATAACTATCCATTAAACCTAACTGATATTCAAAAGGATCAAACAGCAACTTTCCTTTTACAGGATGCTGAATAAATGCAAAGTGTTTTGCAAAATGCAAATAGCCTGTATCTGGATCCATACAAGCAAGTAAGTCTTCAACTTGCTCGTTTGTGTACGTATCCTTTTGATTTGCCTTTTTAATTAGTACGCCGTCTAAACTTTTACTCATACTGTATTTAACCAAAAAAATAGGGCCCGAAGGCCCTATTGAGTTCTGGGGGGTGTATTATTTTTTGCGTTGTGCCAATGCTGCAAGCAGTTGTGATTTAATTGTTTCTTCTAATTCTGCTTCTTCTGTGTTCATTGGGTTATCACCGCCTGCTGTTGCTGGATACGATCCTTTTTCTTTGTGTAGATCGTTACCTGCTGGAATACTTGCACTCATATCATTTGTATAAGTGGTCACTTCTTCATCTGGTTCAGTTGTAGCATCTTCAAATCCGCCATCTTCATTTTCTTCTGCTACAGATTCTTCTGGTGCCATTAAACGAATCATGTCGCCCATTCCTGGCTCTTTTGGTTTACTACCGCAT